TTCTGCCCTAGCTCATTGAATCCCTGAATGTCCATGCGTAACACAAACGGTGCATTGTCTAGATAACTGAGGTATCCTGCTTTCACTGCGGTGTTCTGCATGCTTTGTAACAATAGTCCCATGGAATGTGGTTCAATGATGTCAAAACTAAATTTGACGGCGTTACTGTTACCTGTGGCTTCGTTGGCCCCTATTATTGTCTGCATCACAAAATTATTGATGTAGTATTCCGGACTGCCAAAAAATGTCGCTACTCTGTCTGCGTCATATCGGCCTGCAGATGAAAACACTATATTTTTCAATGCTGTTGGATTATTTCTATAAGATTTTGGATCATTGAATTGCCCCGGAGTCAAGCAAGCAAATGTCCACAGAACATTTGAACTAGCAAACACTTCCATGGGATTGGTAACTTTAGCAGGTAAATTTTTCTTAGCTGATGCAGCTGTGGTGTTTGGTTTAGTTTCTTGTTTTGATTCACCATTTTGCAGCACATCAGAGGCTCGTGCCGGCGACTCTAGAGTTTTCCTCACGGCATTGCCTAAGGCAATGGTACTATTGGTGAATTCTTCAATCGCCTGAGTGCCGTCTGGTTTGTACTGCTTTACTGCGTTGGCTAAATCTCTTACGGCCATTTATACTCCTAAAAACTTTGAAAGATTTTCTTTTTTAGGCAAGTATATCACAGTTCCTGGCACAAAATCATATATGGGATCACTGATAACATTCATATTTCTTTGCATGAACACCCACCACAATTTAGCACTGCCGTAGACATCATAGGCTAATAGATCAGGTCGATGTCTATACTGATTTTCTATCACGTATCTAAAATCATCTGCTTCAGATGGCACTGGTCTGATCTCTAAAAGATCAAGATAAAAATTATTCTGCCTGGTGTCAGACCAGGGGCTGGTTTTTGCATAGTTGGCCATTAAATGTATCCTACCTGTTTGTCACCAGACATTTTTCCGCTGGCATAATCTTGCAGGTTAAATTTCCTCAAACCTTGTCTACTGTACACTGGCGCTACTTGTACTGTTATTGTGCTTAACACCGGCACCCAAGTGTATTTGCCGTTCTTAAAAGGATCACATTTGATATAGTTTACATCGTCTTTTAGATCTACAGAGAATGATTTTATTATCACAGGAACTTTGTCAAACACATGACTGCCATATCCTGTGAGATTACAGATAATAGGAGGATTACCTGCAAGGTTGCCTTCACCGAAAAACATCTTGGTAGCTGTCTTGAAAAATGTTGTAGCAGCTATCCAATAGGCGCCATCTGTGGCAGTTTCACAACTGAACTCACCGCTGATTGTTATGTCATCAACCACACTGTTTTTGTAGCTGTATTGAGAATAGTTGGCATGAGTGATGGGTATGGTGTTGTATTCTGCTTTGGTACTGACAGTGATGTTAGGCATATACGGCCAAACTACTCCGCCGGTGCTCTGCAGAACTTTAAACAAATCACTGTTGAAATTACTCCATTCACAGGTTATGCGCACACGCCAATCATCTTTGGCGCCGGGGTTAAGCTGTATGGCTTGCCCTTGTGGCGCAAACACCTGTGCCCCTTTTGGTATGTTGACGCCTCGCTTGAGACTAAGTATATTGTTGAGCATGCCGGCAGATGCACTAAGGCTACCGGCGGCCTTCATTAATCCGCCTGCGAGGTTACCGCCAGTGAGTTTATTCAGTGTTCCTGTGATGTCTGCTGCTAAGTTACTGGTTGATCCTGCAACTGTTCTAAGTTTATCAACTGCACCGCCCACAGCACTTTGTATGGTATTGTTACCCCCCAACGCACTAGCACCAAAGTCTTTTATGTCTCCGGCCATCTGGTTTAGACCTGATTTAAATCCAGCTGATAGATCCGAAATTTTGTCGTCTAGCTTTGCTTTTTCTAATGCAGAAGTAGCATCTTGCAGTGCAGCCTGCCCCTCATTGGTAACTCGGCTTATGCCTTCCGAAATACCTGCTACCAGTTGCGAAAAAGGATTTGTGGGATTACTGCTTGGTCCTGAAGATGCTGCTTTGTCACCGCCGAATCCAAACGCTGCTGTTAATCGTTCGTTGGTTTTGCGATTGTTGGCAACCTGTTCGGCAGTGATGCCTTCGGGGTCGCCGCTGGCTCGGTTAATCCGTGCAGCTTCTTCTTGCGGTGTTTCAGGATAAGTCTTACGTGCCATTTTGAGCAGATTTCCTTGTCATATAGACTATTTATTATGATAAAAATGTGCTATTATATAACATATAACGGAGAATTCTAACTAATGATTGTGCCTAAAATTAAGTATCTAACCAACAAAGATCTACTAAGAGAAATACACCTAAGCAAAAACACCTACTGTAGCTTCACAGATCCTGCATACGAAGAATACGATCTAATTGTTACTACCTTAGACAAGCTGAACATACGCACTATCGCAGAAGCCAAACGAAACAGAGCATCTAAAATGTCAAAGGCCGCACACGAAGCAGCCGTATACGCAGCCGGTAAAAAAATGCCAGCTAAAGAATTTGAAGTAGACTACCGCAAAGTGCAGAAACAGGATCTAGTGTTTCGTGTGATGACCTTTACACACATCCCGTTGGCACCGGGTCGTAAGAAAACTCTAAAGAATACCGCTGACAGTCACGACAAAGTAAACTTTCCACCTTTCCAACATTGGAAATATGACGACAATGGTAACTTGATCTGTGTGGGAAAAAGTCACTGGAAGGGCAATTTAGATCAAGGAGAGTTCTCCAAGGATCACGGACAAATGACCAACGACCTTGCTCGTATGTTTATCAAGCTCTGTGAGAGATATGCCACTAGAGGCAACGTCCGTGGTTACACCTACAATGATGAAATGAAAGGGCAGGCCATACTTCAGCTCACACAGATTGGACTACAGTTTGATGAATCAAAAAGTGACAATCCGTTTGCCTACTATACCGCCGCTGTTACCAATTCGTTTGTTAGAATTATCAACCTCGAAAAACGCAATCAAAACATTCGAGATGATATTCTGGAAATGAACGGAATGAATCCTTCATGGACACGACAAAACAGTGCCAATGGTGGTAAGAACGCTCCTGGGCCAGTCACTATCACAGATAGTTTAGATTGAGTTTGACCTTACATTTATATTCTGTTATAATTAATCTATGAACCTTTTTAAGAAAGTTGCATGCTTCACTGACATACACTTTGGATTAAAGTCCGGAAGTCGTACACACAATCAAGACTGTGAAAATTTTGTGTCTTGGTTTTGTGACACAGCTCAAGCACAAGGCTGCGAAACAGCTATATTCCTAGGCGATTGGCATCATAATCGTAGTACCACTGATGTGAGTACTATGAATTATACTGTGTCAAACTTAGAAAAACTCAGTCAGAGTTTTGAACGAGTCTATTTCATTCTAGGCAATCACGACTTGTTCTACAAGGACAAACGTGAGATCAATTCTATCGAGTTTATGCGCCTGTTTCCCAACATTGTGCCCATACGTGAATTACACACAGAAGGCAATGTCACTATCATGCCTTGGCTGATAGGCGACGAGTGGACCACGGTAAAACAACTTAAAAGCAGATATATTTTTGGTCATCTTGAACTGCCGCATTTTTATATGAATGCCATGGTACAGATGCCCGATCACGGCCAGTTGCAGACTGGACACTTTCAGCATCAGGAATTGGTATTTACTGGACACTTTCACAAGCGACAACAAAAAGGCAATGTGGTCTATATAGGCAATGCTTTTCCGCACAACTATGCAGATGCAGGTGATGACGATCGTGGCATGATGATCATGGATTGGGGCGGCAAACCCGAATATCATTCTTGGCCTGATCAACCCATATATCGAACCTATAAGCTGAGTCAAATTATCGACACTCCGGACAAGTTACTGCGTGAAAAGATGCATTGTCGTGTGACCATTGACTTGCCTATCACATTTGAAGAAGCAAACTTTATCAAAGAACAGTTTATGCCGCAGTATAAACTGCGTGAACTCATGCTGATTCCAGAAAAGGTAGAAGTGGAAAGCGCAGTTAATCCCATAGACATCACATTCGAATCAGTTGATACCATTGTGATGAATCAGATTAATAACATAGACAGTGATACTTATGACAAAAAACTACTGTTGGACATCTATAACGAACTATGATTAAAATCAATAATCTCACAGTACGCAACTTCATGAGCGTGGGCAATCAGACCCAGGCCATAGATTTCGATCGCGGACAACTTACTTTGGTCTTAGGCGAGAACTTGGACCTAGGCGGTGACGACAGCGGAGCTCGTAATGGCACAGGTAAGACTACTATTATCAACGGTCTCAGCTATGCCATCTACGGGCAGGCCCTGACCAATATCAAACGTGATAATCTTATCAACAAGATCAACTGCAAAGGCATGTTATGTACTGTTACTTTTGAAAAAGATGGTGTCAAGTATCACATTGAGCGAGGCCGCAAACCTAATCTATTGAGATTCAGCATCAACGATCAGGAACAAGAGCTCAGTGATCTTGACGAAAGCCAAGGTGACAGCAGAGAAACACAAAAGGCCATTGAAGAAGTGTTTGGCATGAAACACGAAATGTTCAAACATCTTATTGCTTTGAACACCTACACAGAACCGTTCTTGAGCATGAAGGCAGCTGAACAACGTGCTATTATCGAACAGTTATTGGGCATTACCATACTGTCAGAAAAAGCAGAAGCTCTCAAAGAGGCAATCAAGATCAGCAAAGACAGCATTGCAACAGAAAACACAAGAATAGAAACTGTCAAAGCCAGCAACGAAAGGATACAACAAAGCATAGAGTCGTTGATACGCAAACAACGCATGTGGGAAGAACAGAAAGAAACTTCTCTGACCAACTTGCTTAAAAGCATAGACAGACTCAGCGATATTGACATTGATCAAGAAATTCTCAATCAGCGAGCGTTGGCAGATTGGACTGCAAACAAAAAAGAACACGAAAGTCTAGCATCGCTGAGTGCTAAACAAACTTCAGCGTTAGAGAAAGAACAGCGCATTTTAGACAAGTTAGAACGAGAATTAACTAGTCTAACAGAGCACAAGTGTCACACCTGCGGTCAGGAATTACACGATTCCAAGCACACAGAAATCATGTCTACTAAATCTACACAGATTGAAGAAAGCCGTGGCGCTATCAACGAACATCTTGAAGAGCTTAGTGTGATCGTTGAAGCAATATCGCTGTTAGGAGAACTTGGCACATGCCCTGCAGTGACCTATGACAACTTAGAACAGGCTCTAAATCATAAAAACACACTAGGCAGTCTAGAACGTGACATCACTATCAAGACTGCGGAAGAAAACCCCTACGATGATCAGATCGTCGAACTAAAAGAAACAGCGGTACAGGAAATAGATTGGAACGGTCTCAATGAATTAGTACGTGTGAAAGATCACCAAGAGTTCTTGCACAAGTTATTGACCAATAAAGATAGTTTTGTTCGCAAACGAATAATAGATCAGAATCTTGCGTTCTTGAATCAACGATTGACCTACTACTTGGACAAGATTGGATTGCCCCACACAGTGGAATTCCAGAATGACTTAACTGTGATTATCACACAGCTAGGACAGGATCTAGATTTTGACAATCTAAGCCGTGGTGAACGTAACAGATTGATTCTATCTTTATCGTGGGCATTCCGTGATGTATGGGAAAATCTATACACTAGTATCAACTTGCTGTTCATTGACGAACTTGTGGATTCGGGCATGGATGCTTCAGGTGTTGAATCCAGTATTGCTGTGTTGAAACGCATGACTCGCGAGCGTGACAAGAACGTGTTCTTGATTTCGCATAGAGATGACTTGACCAGTCGTGTTAATCACGTGCTGAAGGTGATCAAAGAAAATGGATTTACCAGCTATTCCAATGATATCGAGATTGTAGCTTGAGTTCAGACGCACACGATCGCATGATCCATGCCTTTCAAGAATACTTTAAATGGCAGGATCGTTTTCATCACAAAAAATCCAACGAAGCAGGCATCAAGGCTAGATCATGGCTATCAGAAATACGCACACAGGCATCAATACTAAGAGTAGAAATACAAGACAAACGAAAGATACAGCAAGCATCCAGAAAAGGCATGAGAGGCAAGAAGCTTTAACTAATTAAAAGAGTGCAATGGACGTTTCAAAATCAAATAATAGACGAAATACCAGAAGGCTATATTGGCTTTGTTTATATAATCACGAATAAAACCACCGGACAGAAGTACATAGGCAAGAAATTAGCACAATTCAAACGTACTAAACCCCCACTCAAAGGCAAAAAACTCAAAAGAAGAAGTGTAGTAGAAAGCGATTGGCGTGAATACTATGGTTCATCTGATAGGTTAAACGCAGACGTCCAAGCATTAGGTCCAGAAAATTTCACAAGAGAAATCATTTACCTTTGCAAGTCCAAGGCAGAACTATCATATTTAGAAGCTCGAGAGCAGTTTGAACGCAAAGTTTTAGAAACTGACGACTATTATAATGGTATTATAAATGTCAGAGTCGGCGGATCAAACATACTTAGACAGCGTCTACTAGAACAATCTCAGGCAAAATAAAGCGGTTTATTGGCTGGCGCAGGCCCAATTTCGTGC